CCTTTCTTTCATCTAAAACCTCAATTAGGTGGTGTTTATCAGTTGCCCAATAATGGTGGTTGTGAAGGTTGGTGGTGCACTCTAAGATTTGCAAATGAACTTATGGCAAACCTAAACGTTGATGAAGCTCTTGACATTGTATTTCATGGATTTATGATGTCTAGTAAAAGACCACTTTTAAACTTACCAATTTTACATCAAACTTCTGATTTAGAAAAATTTAGTACATTGGACCATCACACTAGAAAACCTTCAAATTGGATGGCTTATGTTCAAAACTACCAGAATCTACCCAAGATTGACTTCAACAAACTTTTAGAGGATTTCAAAAAGTTTGAAGAAAAGAAGAAGAAGGTTGAAGATAAGTTTTATGAACTTTATGGAAAGAGGGTAGATATCAAGAATGTCAAATATATTTTAAATGATGATCACGATCATCGCCTAAATATTTTAGATTTTGAGTTAATTGAAAACAAAATGAATGTTTGATCGCCCATATGCTCCCGCGCTATATCCAAACGTGGACAAATCGGTTAGGTCATTATTACCAGCCGTTATATATAACTCTTTACATCTAGCAAGTAAGAACCAATCAATGTAACATGCAAGTCTTTGCTCTCGCGTAACATCGTAGTTCTTGAGTGTGTCACATTTGTATGTGAGTACTATGTCATGCTCAAGAGTTACAATTTTATCCGGAAAACGTTTCTTGAACATATCTTTAATTTCCCGACTATCACTTGCTAAAAATATTTTACCCGCAGTATGTTCAACAATCTTGATAAACTTTTCAATGGCGCTATCTTTAGCAAAGTATGCCGGTTTAATTTTTCCATTTTCATCTTTACCATGACAACCTATATCTTTTGAATCCTGAGAGCAAGCCCCACGACGAATGTGCAAACCCGTTACAAGACCATATGGGTGCTTATCAATCATCTCCTGAAGTTCTTTTGTAGGTTTAATAATTCTATTAAGATTGGAATGAACCTGGTGAAAATAGCCCGGATTAATTGCGATACGTGGTTCAAACTTTTCTTCATTTGGATCATCTGTAATTTCAAAACCGTGGAACTCAACACCCCTATCCACATCTAAGAGAGACTTGTAAGCACGTGGATTGGGTGATTTGTGTACCAAGTCAGATAAACATAGAGCAACATTACCCCATCCCATAGAATCTGGGAGGTAGAATGTCATTATATGTGTATGATTGACTTTATCTTTAAACACTCAAAAACTTATCTAGATCACCGCGGGTTTTAGTTTGTTTCCAACCTAGGGACTTAAGTTTATTGGCACATATGTAGTATCTGCTGTCATTGAAAGGTCTATCTTCTACATATGTAATCCATTTGTCGTAATCCTCTGTACCCGTGATAGTTTTGATAATCATTTTGGTAACATCCATAACAGATATTTCATCGTCTGATGCGATGTTGTATATCTCTCCTCTAGAACCCCTCTTCCATACTATATCAACAGCATTTACAACATCATCCACATGCATGAACGCTCGTTTAATTTCGGATGACCGCTTACCATGGATAGTACATTTTTTACCTTCCCTAAGAAGTCTCTTGAACTTTGGAATAAGTTTTTCTGGATATTGATTTGGTCCATAGACGTTGTTGCATCTAATTATTTTGATGTCCATATTGAAAGATTCAATGTAGGACCTGATAAGCATCTCCGCAGCTGCCTTGGATGCTGAATACGGATTTGTTGGTTTCAAAACACCCCTTTCTTCTGTAAAGGGTTCATCCGTAACAGACTCACCATAAACCTCATCTGTACTGAAATGGATAAATTCAACATCTGGTATATACTTTCTACACATTTCAATGAGAACATGTGTGCCATAAGTATTATCCATCGTAAAACTTATAGGGTCAATAAAGGAATTGTCTACGTGACTTTGTGCTGCAAAGTGAAATACATAATCAAACTTATAAAAGTTTATAACCTTTTCAACAAACTCTGGGTTACACAAGGAGCCTTCAAATAATACAGATGCATTTTCCTTTACATTACCCACGTTGGAACAATAATCAATTTTATCTATATTCACAAAGGTTATATCTGGATACCTTTTGTGCATACTATTTATAAAATTGGATGCGATGAATCCACATCCACCTGTTACTAATGCATTAGGCATTTACTTTAGTAGCCGCAAATGTTTTAAGTAAATTACACACACGATCCACATCTTCAAGGTCTAGACCGTGGTGGGCACCCAAGAGGAATCCATCCTTCATGATCTTATCAGCATTCTCAAACTCACCCAAGTACTCACGGAATGCTGGGTGTCTCGTGATATTACCCGCAAAGGTTACACGTGTCTGTACATCATTCTCTTCCAGAAAGTTAACAATCTCTAAACGATCGGGGCACTGGAGTGGAATTGCAAGCCAGTTTGGAATTTGAGAGTCATCGGGAAGTGTAAAGTAGGGACAATCCTTTAGGTTCTCTAGGTATCTCTTGATGTTTTCACGCCTCTTTCGTAAAAAGCTCTCAAGTTTGTGAAGCTGTACGAGACCAAAAGCTGCGTTCATTTCACAAGCCTTGAGGTGATAGCCTGCTACACCGTATAGAAACTTCCAGTCATATGGGATACCATCAACTGAATGGTTAAATCGCTCACTGGGTTCCTCAATATTGTCACCGATACGTCCCCAGTCTCTAAACATGAGGGATCTCTTGAGATGCTCCTCATCATTAAACATTACCATTCCACCTACACCACCAGCTGTGATCACATGACTTGCGTAGAAGCTGGTCGTACTTACATCGGTGCAAAATGTATGAGTAATAGTATCCGCCGAATCTTCAAAGAGAATTAGATCCGGAAAAGCTTCTCTAATAGCTGGCCAATCCGGTACGTTTCCGATTAGATTGGGAAGAAGAAGACATTTAGTATTCGGTGTGACAACCTTCTTGAGATCCTCAACTGTAGGGACATACGAGTTTAGACCTACGTCACAGAAAATGGGTTTGAGACCCAGTTGCATGAGAGGTGCTACAGTTGTTGCAAACCCACATGCAGGTGTAACAACCTCTGAACCTTTTGGGAGATCAAGGGCGCAAAGACCTAGGAGGATGGCACTACTTCCAGAGTTTACGAAGAGACCATGCTTCTTTCCGAAGAGGTCTGCCACCCTCTTCTCAAACTCCACAGTACGATCACCAAAGCCAGCGAGCCAGCCATCGCGCAAGCAAGCCTCAACGGCTTTAATCTCTTCCTCCCCATATGACTCAAATTTGTTGGGTGCATACCAAACTTTCTTGGGCATTTGTTTAAAGAATACTGTAGTCTTTAAACTAGATGAAAACTGTTTTAGTTACAGGTGCTAGGGGTTTTGTTGGTGCCTCTATGATTGAACATATTCTTGAAAATACCGATTGGGTAGTATACTACATTAAAAGACCACCCAAAAAAGGTGACAGATTGGAAACAATGGAGTTGAAAGATCGCGTTTTTGTATGGAATAATGGCATTCATATTGATATCATATTACATACCGCGGGCAATCCAAGTTCTTTATCGTGTATAGATAATCCACGTGACGCTATAAATGATAATATTATAGAGACTGTAAATACCCTTGAACTCGCGAGAACTTTTAAACTCTCACACTTTATTTACTTTAGTTCAGTTGAAGTATATGGTAAAAATGGAATGTGTAAAGAAGATGATATGTGTTCATCTGTAAATATGTATGGGGCTACCAAATACGCCGGAGAACAAATATGTCAAGCCTATCATTCAAGTTATGGTGTTCCATGTTCAATTGTCAGACTTAATAATACATTTGGTAAGTTCTGCCAAGAAGAGAGATTCCCGATGGTCGCGATAAAAAAATTAGTACAAGGAGAAAAATTTAAATTACATACACATAACGGTGAAATTTTAGGGAAGCGATGGACATCTATATATGATGTAGCGGAAATGGTTCTATTCATACTTCGTTCTCAACCACCCGGTGGAACTTATAACGCGACACATGATTACATGACCAATTTACAATTTTTGGAGCATATAGCCAATGCGATGAACATAGAAAAGTTTGAATATGAATTAGTAGAGGAAAATGTATCTGGTAGAACTGGTATACAAGATGCTCCACCAGATTTAATACGATCCCTCGGATGGAAACCATCTAAAGACTTTAATGAGAGAATAAAAGATTTTATCAACCCACCTAAACGTGTATGTGTTTTGGGATCATCTGGTTTCATTGGTACGAATATACTATCCAAACACAAAGATTGGGTGGGTGTGTGTCGTAAACACTTGGATTTAACAAATCATTCTGAGGTGGAAACATTTTTTAAGAATAATATATTTGATATTGTTATTCATTGTGCAGCTAGTATTGATCAAAAAAATCAAAATACCACATATGAAAATATTATGATGTTTGAAAATGTAGCACGGGTTTTCAAAGGTAAACTTATATACTTTTCAAGTGGTGCAGCTCTGAGAGGAAATCCACCAAGTGATCCATATGGTCTTTCTAAATGGGTCATAGATAAACGTATCCATACAATTCATAACGCACACATTTTAAGAATTTGGGGTTGTTATGGTCCGGGTGAACTCCCTACTAGATTCAGTGCAGTTTGTAAAAATGAGAAGCATGTGAGGATTAAGAAAGATAAATTATTCGCTTATACACATATTGACGAAGTTTGTAGAGTTATAGACGATGTCGTGTATACCAATTGTACTAAAAAGGAGATTAATATTTCGGGTGAATCTAAACTATTATCTGAATGGGCAGTTTTTTTTGGTGCAACATACGAAATTGAAGACGATAACGGTTTAGATGAGGCATATGTATTTAATGGTTAAAGATGTAAACATAAAAAAGAGTAATGGCTACATTAAAACAAAAACGTGAAGAAGTTAAAGAAAAATTAGGTGGACATTGGCTCAATAAATCAAATACGAAAAACTATTCTTTGAGAAAAGATGATATTAATGGGGTTGAATATTATTGGCCAGATGTGGATAGGTTTTCATTCCCACATTTAGTAAAAACAGTTAAACCTGTTATATCGGAAGTCAATACGTATGTAAAAAGGAAGGGTACAGTTCTTCAAGCAGGTGGTAATTGTGGTGTATATACATTAGAATATGCCAAGCATTACGAGAATGTGTATACATTTGAACCTGATAATACTAATATGACGTGTTTGGTATTAAACACCGACCAATGCAATAATATTGTAAAGTTTCAAGCGTGTTTGGGGGATACACATGGAATGACAGCTATACAAAATCCATTAGAAATCATGGATACTGGGAGTATTCATGTTAAAACCAAGAAGGAGTTACCCGAAAACCTATTGGTGGTTGAATCAAATGAAAATATGCCTATATTGAAAATTGATGATATAAAGTTCAACGAAATAGATTTAATTCATTTGGATATAGAGGGGTATGAATTGTATGCACTTAGGGGTGGGATAGAAACTATCAAAAAGCACAGACCTGTCATAGTCTTAGAAGTATGTGAAAACGGTCACAGTGAACGTTTCGGGTATTCTAGAGAGGATCTAGAAGATTTTTTAAAGTCTATTAATTATAAATTTATTAAAACATTGGAATCAACCAATGATAATGTATATATGCATATT